AGCCGGGTTCTCCGTCTGCAATCGTCGCCAGTCTAAACGTTCAAACTCGTCCAGTTCACCCTTGGCTAATCGGATAATTACGCCCATTGCCGCCGCGTTTTGCTGTTGCTGCAACGTCAATGCGGAATGATTCTCGGCCCAGGAATTACGCTCTGCAGCAAGCGATTTGCGTTCCTCGGCTAACTTCTGCGTCTTTTGGGTGTAGTCTTTCTGACGCAACCCGCCGCCGATGAACTCTCGCATTTGCTCTAGCGAGTAGCTCTTGCCATCGACCTCGAATTCATTCTGTACTTCCTCACCTTCAGACTCTTCCTCAGGACTCTCCGCCTCGTCTTCCTCGGCGGCCTCGTCGGCGTCGTCTTCCGGCTCGGCGACCTCGGATTCGGTTCCTTCCTCCTCGTCGGCCTCGGCAGTTGGCTCTTCTTCTGGTGGGTTGTCCGACGTTGCGTCGGCTCCGACCAAATTCTGTACCAGACTGCTACTTGCTAGCTTACTGACCAGTTCGGTCTCCGTGAGTGGCCGCGAACTTGCGGCCGGAGGTGCTTGCTGTTCAGTGCGCGCTTCGTTACTTCCGGGCATTCTGCATCTTCCTCAAGTTCTCCGCAACTTCCTGACCTTGCGCGAACGTGGTCGCGATAGCGTTTGCTACGCTCTGCAGGGTGTCCAGGCGTCGACGGGCTTCGATGATGGCTCTATCTGCTTTCTCAGTATCGGATGGGTTTATGGGGGTGAACAGTAACTGGCTCGCCGCCTGGTTCCACAGGTCCCGATACGCCTCCGCGAACGCTGGGTTTTGCAGTAGATCGCGTGCTTCCTGTGCCAGTTCCATCTGGCGTATGAGTTCTGCCTCCTCTGCGAGCACTGTCTCGCTTGGGTTTTGATCCTCGCTGAAGACTGGCGAAAAGTTCGCGACGTTTGTCATTTAGCTGATGCTCTGGGGACCGAGTTTCATTCGCCTTAGCAATGAATTTCTCGGTCTCAGTTAATTGCGACGGATCGCTTTTGGGTTTTCTCAAGTGCCAGCTCCTGCTTATCTAGCCACTCCTGGTGAGTTTCCTTCCTCACGTCGAGGGCGAAATTACGATCATCGTCTAAGGCATCGTGCTCCTCAGTATCGACTTTCAAATGCATGGCCAGCTCGTCCTGCGCCATCTTGTGCGCGATCTCGCGGGCCCGGAAGTATGCTTGCTCCTGGATGGCCTGCACCTGAGCCTGGGTGAGTTCGATCTGAGCCGCAGCAGCCGCCTTTTCCATCATCATCGCCTCTTGCTGCTGCTGCTGAGCCTGCTGGCTCTGCTGCTGGAACTGCTCGGAGGCGGGTGACATGAGGTATTCCGTGCCGCTCGGGATGTCCAAGTAGTCAATCACGTCAGACCACAGCTGAAAGCGTTGCTGCGGGCCGTACATTGAGGCGGTATCCGGATCCGCGCGGAAGGCGGCGTCCAGGCTGATGAGCTTCTTGGCTTGGAGTTCGCCTTCATCCGGGGTCAATGCTACGCGTACATCGAGCCCGCCAAGCTGCTGGAGCGCATCGGTCGGAATCTGTTGCCCGTCATCGAGCGTGATCATGCCGTCTTGAGACGTTTCTATGTGCAGATCGAGAATCCGGCTCATGACCGGCTCGACTACGTCATAGGCGAAGTCGCGCGCCATCATGAGCGTCCGACGTTCACCGCGATCCGCGTAGCTGTCGATGAGGCTTTCCGCGTTTTGCTTAGAAATAGCGTTCGGATCGAGACCCTTTGAAACCCGGGAGACACCGGTGCGTGACTCACCCTCCTGTTTCAGCTCCTCATTGAGTAGGAACGTCTCCGCGGCCAGCGGAATGGGCTGCAGAGGCTCGATGGCACCCATTTGCTTGACGAATATCGTCCCGCCGATGCGGTTGTCGGTCACCGCGCGCGGATTCGCCAGCAGCGACTTGATCGCCACCGTTCGGGAGGTATTGTTGATATTTTGGTTGTCCACCACACTTCGGATCGTCGTTGAGCGGGTGTCCTGCACGTCTCCGAGCACGTCGTCCAAACTCATGCCATGCCAGCGGTGCGAAATGGAGTACGGGGACCAGACGAAAAACGGGATTCGGGTGATTTTTCGCGGCTCGGCCATAATCCTGCCGCTACATTCGTATATCTCGTACAGAGAACCGGGTTTCTGGTCGAGGTCATAGCGATTCGGCGAAAAGACGGCCTGTAAATCGAGACGAACGACCCAATGGCGCAGAATCCGCCGATCCTGGTCCTCTGTTCTCACGCTCGTGTAGTTCGAGGACCATGAATCACTGTCGGCATACCGCGACCAGTCAGACGAGGACTGAGAAGGGTCGTCGTAGTTCGCCGTGGTGTCTCTGACGATATCGGGGTCGAAGTTCATGTCCAGCAAATCGCTGACGGTGATCTCCATTTCCTCAACCATATAGATGGCATCGTCCAATGACTCGGCCTGCGGATCGCATTTAAACTTCTCCGGCGCCACCGATCGGAATTCGACCTTGTTTCGAGGTTGCCGAACGGTTGCCTCGACGTTGTATACGGGCATGCCATCCGGCCCGGGCACCTCCTCTATCTGCGCGTCGGCCGACTCGATGGGATCTTCGCCCAGCAAGGATCCAAGCTCCGACAACATCGCCGGGAATGCCTGCGCCGGCACGCCCTGGACGTTGATCTCTTTCTCCTCGAGGCTTTCGTCAAAATCGACGTACGCGATGCCTACCTTACTCAAAAGCCCATCGTGTATGAGGCTACGCAAGACCTGATAACCCGCGAGCCCGCCCTTGCTCAGCGGCTTGTAGAACCTGTCGTTGATGAATCGCGTGCCCATATCAGCAAGCTGGGTCAACTCGGGCGAATTGGGCGTAAAACGGACGACGTTCCTGCTCGCGGAGAAGGCTTCGAGGAGATATGCCTTCGTCGTCTCGATCGAGTCGAACAGGTCACGCGATACGTGCGTCGAGCGTCCAGTCGTCGCGAGCTTCTCGTAAGAGCGAATCTTGCCGAAATAGCGGAGCTGGGCCCGCGTGCGCTGCCCGGAGATGCCTGAATCTTCCGCCGCGCGTGCCTCGTCGAAATACGAGTTCAGAACCCCGATGAGCTTGCCTTCATCGACCGAGCGCGCGAGGTTGCGGGTGTTGTGTGGGCGAGTCGGGTCTAGATCATTAGGCGCATAGCTGGAGTTGGCCATTAGCCGCTACCCTACGTAAGCCGCTGGAAAACCGCGTCGGTTCCGGCTGCCGCTCCCGTGGCGTACTCGACTGGAAGCCTCGTCCAGGCGCCGAATTCAGGAATCAGCCAGCCATTGGTCGCGTTCAGGGCGATGACAGCACCCTGAGGGCAATTGATCGTCGTCCACGGTGCTACGACTGGCACCACAGCGGCGATGATCGGATCCACTGGCCCGCAGTACTGATCGAGCGGCAGGTTAGGTGTGGGTGCCAGGGCCCGAACGCCAGGCTCGCCACCAGCCGCTTCCGCTTTGACGGGTGGCGTAGTCTTTTTGCTGGCTTTCTTTGCAGTCATTTGACCTACTCCTTAGAACGTTGTCGGTCGGGCTGTCGCACGTATCGCCCACATAAATCCTTGCTGCAGGTTGGTTCGGCCTAGTGCCAAACACCGTTGATCGGTATCTGGATTCACTGAGACCTTATCGAGGTACTCCCGGCACTTTTCCGCCAGTAGCTTCGCCTCGTTCATGAGATCGATCTCCTCCTGGGTTAGGTCCCTGTAACCCGAGATCGATCGATGTTGGTTCTCCATTAGTAGCTCCTGTCAGTCATAGTCACGGATCGGTTCCCATGTGTCGATATCCACCTCCACCTCTGCCTTGGTTTGGGCGAAGCGTGGACACATAATGGCACCATACCTCACAGCATCCAAAATGTCGTTGTCCAAAGCGACAGGCTTCCCGTTAATGTCGTTGCGGTGGTATTTTCGGAACTCAGCGAAGAACTGGATGCATGAGCTGAAAACCTTGAAACGACTTTCCCGCATCCTCGTCAGTAGTTCGGTGATGCCCGACTCCACTGTGATCGTCCCGTCCGGATTGGCGAAGGGGTGGGTCAGATCAACCCCTGCCTCCGTGTAATGCTCCCGCATCGTCTTACCGCTACCCTTCTCGACGCTATCAGCGTCATGCGGGAAAACGATCGGGATCCAGGATCCCCGGGCCCGAAACGCGCCGGCGTGGATCGCTGGCACTTCACCCGACTTCGTATACACATCGTAGAGGTAGATGCAGTCCACGTCGCGATCGTAGGCGAGCCAAGCAATAGCGGTGGGGTGGGCTATGCCGAAGTCAATGCCGGCGATACGTGCGAATTTGTCGGGAATGTGGAAGGGATCGCAAGTGATGGAGGATTCCATTAGCGGGTACACCATGCTGCCCGCGAACACAGGCATACCGGTCTCACGCATAGCGTGTTGATATTCAGGTATGGAGAGCAGCATATCATCACGCATCTTTTGCGTGAGATGGGGGGCGTCATCCCATGTCGCCGTGGTCACCTTTTGCGCTTCTGTCCTATTGTCCAGTAGCTGCGAGACGAGACGGGTTGCCCCGTTCTCACTGGTGAAGGTGCCAATGAAGATTCCACCCTTCTGCGCATCACCCCCCGCTAAAAGCCTTACGGTAGCCTGCGATACAAACTCAGCGCTTCGAAACTCGGGTTCCTCGTCGATACCCGCAACGTCCAAAGTTTGCCCAGCAATAATGAGACTGCCTTGCGAATATGAGCGAAACTTGATCGTGGATATTCCGCCCGAGACGTGGTGTATGCGCGCGTCCTTAATCGCTCCTTTCGTCTGCCGCGACATATCGAAGCTAGCAACCTCGGAGGGGTGGATAAAACCGCCGGGCATTAGCTCATTACGCTCATTGCATACGCCTAGTATCTTGGGGATCATCACGTCCCGGAGTGATTCCGTGGATACGCCACACACGAGTATGCGAGGTGGTCGCGCGAACTTCCGTCCTGGCCACCAGTCGGGATACAGCCCCGTCGCGTGGACTGCATAAAGGAATGCAGCCGGGTAGCTCTTGCCACTTTGGTTGCCAGCTATGATCCAATTCTGCAGATGATCCTTGGTCCCTGCGAAGAACTCAAACTGCCAAGGATACGGCTTGAACGAATTGCGAGGGCACTCCTTCGCCCAGGTAGCTATCTGCTCGAATTGCCTGACCGTCACATCCAAGTCGGCAATACTCACTTTCCCGCAGCCTCAAGCAGCTCTCGCTTGGCTGCAACATCATCGTGCTCGATGACGTTCAATTCTTGTTCCGGAGGCTGCCACCCCGCCGACTGAAGGCGCGCGAGTACCTGGACCAAGGTCAAGCTATCATTCAGCGGAAGTCCATCGCTGCTCACGTCAAGAGCCGCGAGCACTGGGAGCTTGCGAGCCAGGAGAATTTCTGCGGCTCTGATTTGCGTAGCCGACATTTGAATATCGCCGTCGATATGCTTGTGGAGCTTCTCAATAATGACGCCGCAACGGATGCGCTTCTGAAGCGACACGATCTCCCGATTGGACGACGATGCCGTCGGCGCCTGTGCGAACGGTCGAAGCACTTTCTTTGCGGGCATCCTCTACTGATTCCTCCGACGAGCCTCGTACCCGGCATTCTGGCGCAGCAAAGCCGCGTTCGCTGCGGCCGTATTAGGGGGAGGCGGTGGGTTCGTCAATTGCTGCAACTCGGCGCGTAAGTGAGCGAGAGCTAAGGCATTTGTAGCCACGTCGTCGACACTTCGACAGTCCGTTCGCTCCAAAATATCGTCGAGACGCGCCTGAGGAGCGAGCGAAAGAAACCGCTTTACTAGTTCAATAGCGGACAAGTCCATGACGGTGTGGCTCATTCGTGGATATTAACCTCATGATTATACAGGAGTGAAGCAGAATCTTACCGTCACCTATAAGAGCCCGGCGCGAATCCCCAGCCAACGCCGATATCGGATCCGATATCGGCACGCGTCAATCGCCAAACCTTGCTCTTGTTGGAACGCCGTCTAGAGTTCAAAACGCCCCGGTTCTCCAATGCCACAAGAAACGCGGTCAACTGTCGCCCGCGGTCGGCCTCCGAGGCCAGGCTCAACCCCTCCCGGATGGCTCGGGTATCTAGCCCCTTTGGGTGTCTCCTCAAGAGGCTCAGCAAGTCTGGCAAATCATCGTTCGTCAATTTCATCCTCCTCTTGAAGCTCTCGCAGGACGACTGCCTTGGCCCCCGACGTGTAACAGCTGTCGTAATCAAGGAAGCTCCGGAAGTAGGTCAAGCGATCCTCCGGAGTACGAAAAAAGGCAAGCTTCGCTCGCATCGAGTCAATCTGTTCTCGCTGGTTCACTTCGACGCCTCGACTATAGTCCAATCTCCCGCCGTGCAGCGTAAGCTTGTCCCGTCCTTGAAGATCCAGGTGGTCGCTTCATTCTCCCAGTCTTGATCGATTGCCTTGCATCCCGGGATTGCGCTTATCGGAACATCCCGATGTTCCAGCACGTCCCTGGCTGCCTCGAAGGCCTTTCGCGCTAGGCTGGCGGGGTGGGGCGGGAGTTCGAAGTAGTACATACTCATTTTCGATACTCCTCGGCAAGCCTACCAGTGGGGCCAATGATCCCCTTGGCTTCTAGCACTTCTATACCGTATTCGAAAGCCACCCCAAGATTAGGGTGGAGGGCAAATAGTTCGCGATCTCCGCCTATCTCTACCAGCAGCAGCCACAGTGCGCGTTGTTCCTCGGTCATGCTCATTTCGTCCCCTCGGTTGTTTTCTTACCAAAGGCTTGCAGTTCCGTGAAATACTCACACAAGATTAACCTCTCGGAGTATCTACCTCTCTCCACTGAGCCGGCCCGCCACCCGTGAGGACCCGCTCCCACAGCCGCCCCTGGTCATCAAGTGCCCATAGTGTTTCCGAGTAGTCGCTGACCTCCGACGCCGGAGTTGCAGCAAACGCAATTTGAATGATTTTCATGTTTTCTCCTCGGTTGGCTCGTTGCGTGAGCTTTTCTTACCAAAATTTCGCAGATCATCGACTCGATACCATCGCGAGCCGTTTCCGGAGCGCAAATTCGGCACAAGCATCCCTTCACGATCCCAGGCCCGCATCGTCTCGAT